GGCTCCCCACCACCGCAGTGCACCCCTTATTGAGCACTACCGTGCTCAGGGTACCGAATGGCAGGACTAATGACAGGACTCGAGACGCGCAAGAGACAGTATGTTCAACATACTGCCTCCACTGGGTCGCTAGTCACTGGGGGTAACCCCAGTGAGACCCGCCATGTTTTCATGGCGCGCCAAGAGACGGTTTCGGAAGGCCATCGCTGGCCCCCGAGGAAGGGAGAAGTGTTCTTCGACCGCGGCGGTCCGTTCATCACCCGTCACAATTACGTTAGGCGGCTCCATGCTGCCAGCGTACATGCGACAGGTGCTGGACCTCTGCCGGGAGCGTACGAATACGCCTTTACAAAAGGCGCTGTACCCTCCAACAACATGTGGTCGTCGACTCTCCTTCCAACAACCCTTGACACCCAGCTCACTGCTGAGGGCACTAAGGCCCTTAACGAGATGAGGCCAACCGCTCCTTTGAGCGGCTTCGGTGTCACGCTAGGAGAGCTTCGTGAGGGAATCCCTCGTGTCATCGGTGCGGGCCTTCTTAAGGAGGCTTTGCGCGATGCGAAGAACGATCCTAGGAGATTCGCAAAGAAGGGCTCGGAAGAGTACCTTAATTGGGAATTTGGTTGGAAACCGTTGTATAACGATCTGGTCGACGCTTCCAGAGCTGTTTCCAACTCTGAGAAGATTCTCGCCCAGCTCTACCGTGATTCAGGTAGAGACGTCCGCAGACGTTTCGGATTCCCTGTCACTAAAGAGACCACTTCCACCTCGCAAACGGGGATTTATCCTTATTTGCCGGGGAATGGTTATCTTTGGGATGCTCCCGGACAACTCATTACGACCACGGAAAACCTCCGAGTCGTTTGGGTATCGGGGATGTGTCGGTATTACATTCCGCCTGAGAGTGACAACTCTCAGAGGATTCGACGAAGTGCTCAGGAAGCCAACAGGCTACTTGGTCTTCGCCCCGACCCGGAGCTCCTGTGGGAGCTCGCACCCTGGTCCTGGCTCGTCGACTGGGTTTCGAGTACGGGTTCCCTATTGGGAAATCTCTCCTCGTACCTGTTCGACGGGCTTGTATGGAAGTACGCGTACTTAATGGAGCACCAGATTGAGCGGAAACACTACGCTCTAATCGGTCTCCGTGACTGTTACGGTACTTCTCCGCGATGCTCGGGCATTGGAATTCGAGAATCCAAGCGCCGAGTATCGGCTACTCCATTCGGTTTTGGACTTTCACTGGACAGCTTTACGCTGCGCCAGTGGTCCATTCTCGCGGCCCTCGGCATCAGCCGAGGGAACATTTAGTCGTCCGTAACCCGGGCGCGAACAGTTAGGGGTGTCTGCCATGCTGGCTGACCCGCAGTCCGTCACAATTAGCGGCTCCGCTTCGTCTCTGCCGCGAACCTCGTCGGGTGTCAACCTCGGTGAATTCACCAAGGATGACTCTACGATTAAGCTTCGCGTGCAGCACACGTACGGAGGCCGTACCCGGCGTCTGATCCGGCTGGACTTTTCGAAGATTGCGGCTGATCCTCTGATCAGCGCGCAGTCGATTCGTCACTCCGGTTCGGTCTACGTCGTGTTCGACCTTCCGCCGACCGGCTATACGCCGGCCGAGGCCAAGGCCGTTTACGACGGCTTCGCGGCGATGCTCGCTGCCTCCTCGGGTGCCTTCGTTACGAAGGTCCTTGGGGGCGAGAGCTAGCCGCTCAGCTGGCAGGCAGGCTATGGATTCATGACCTCAACGAATGAGGGTGAATGAAAAGCCTGATTACCCTGACGACTAAAGTGCTCCGCGATGTTGGGGCACTGTGTGGTGTCGATACGGCTAGAGACGAGCTCACTGTCTCTCGCCGCTGTGAAGTCGAAGGGTTATCTTTTCTCGAGATAACCTTACCTACCTATGCGGAGGCCCTCGAAGGGGCGCTCGCTCAGGGTAGGTGGGTCCCTGACTCCCTTCCCGCCTTCGGGCGGAAGGGTACTCTCCCACGGTTTTTGCGTGGGTTTGTGGACCTCATCTTCACAGAGGATGGTGCTGTTAGAGATGATGCGTCCTCTGACGCCGTTTACGCCGTTCGGCAAGTATGCCGCTTGCACAAGAAAGTGTTCGCGGTATGCTCACCTAGGTTTCAACGGAGGTCGTTTGATGCATTCGTCGAATGCGAGAAAGACCTCGAGGAGCAGTGGCTTGACCCGCGAGTCCTCGATGAACTCGGGATCACCGCTGCGCGCTTGTTTGGAGACAAGCTTGCGCGCATCGACCAGAAAGTCTGGGAAGGCTCTCTGGTTCCCCAGCACGGACCCGGCGCGACTGCCGATCGTATCTCTGGAAACCAGAAGTACGACCGTTTATACTGGACGGAGCGCCTTAACAAGGTTGCTCCTATCCAGGAATACCTCTCTGCCCGATGGGGCGATGAGGAAGTCGACCGGGTGGGTCTTACTCCGCCCGGAGCAGAGATACCCGTTAGGGTCATCGCTGTTCCTAAGACCGCTAACAAGGCTCGCGTTATCGCGATGGAGCCCTGTACTGTGCAGTTCGCACAGCAGGCTCTCCTTCGCGAGTTTAAACGCGAATTCTCCGGTTCGTCTCCCTTCGTTGATCTTTGTGATCAAGAGGCGAATCAGAGAATGGCCCATCTGGGTTCGCGTGATGGCCACCTGGCCACCATCGACCTCAGTGAGGCCTCAGACCGTGTTAGCCTCGCCCTTGTCGAAGCAGTGTTCGCAAGGTACCCCAGTTTGCTGGAGTATCTTCGAGCATCGCGTTCTACGAAGGCGAGCGTTCCTGGCCATGGGGTTATCCCCTTGGCTAAGTTCGCGTCAATGGGCTCGGCCCTGTGCTTCCCTGTTGAAAGCATCGTCTTCGCGACGATTGCCGCCTACAGTGTAGCGTCGGACCGTTACCGCACCGTCCGTCCTTCGCGAGATGAGCTATTCTCGCTCGTAAGCGAAGTCCGCGTATTCGGGGACGACATTGTCGTTCCTGTACGCGAGGCACCTACGTGTCTCCGTTTGCTTGTCGCCTTAGGCGCCAAGCCGAACGGGTCCAAGAGTTTCTTGGATGGCCCATTCAAGGAGTCTTGCGGACGGGACTACATGGCCGGAGACGATGTGACTGTTGTCTATCGCCGCCAACCATTGCCCCGGACACGCCGGGACGTTGCCGAGTTAGTGTCGACCGTGTCTCTTAGGAACCAGCTCTATTGGGCTGGTCTCTGGAGTGCCGCGCGGTATCTCGATGGTCTGCTACGGGGAATCATACCGTTGCCGACCGTGAGCGATACGTCTCCAATCCTCGGTAGACACTCAGTCTTTCGACCGGAGGTTCACCGATGGGACTCTGCTACGCAATCACCACGTGTGTGGGGAGCGCGCGCAGTGTCGAAGATACCCACTTCGCGAATCAGCGGAGAGGGTGCCTTATTGAAGTGTACCCTTCCTGGTAGGGTTGAACCCTTTCAGGAACGCGACCACTTGACACGTGCCGGGAGGCCCCGAGCCCTCTACATCAAG